TCTTCTACTTTTTCATCTGTAGTTTCTTCTACTTTTTCCTCTGCATCAGACTCTTCTTTCATCTTGTCTTTCTTATGCATAGCTTCTGTAGTTTGATCTTCTGAAACTTCGTCTTCTTTTTTCATTTTCTTGTCATGCATCGCTTCTGCAGTTACTTCTTCATCTGCTAGATTTTCGTAGATTTCTCTTGATTTTTCTACAACGATTTCATGGAATAAAGCTTCTGCTTTATCGTTTTCTTCGTTTATTAGCAACTCTAATAACGATTCAAATTTATTGTTTGACATTTTACACGTGCTCCTTGTTTAATAGTCGATTTGTACTTATAAGTGTTTGTATTTACGAATTAAGCATAAAAAAGGTGGTGTAATTGGTAGGAAAAGGCGTATTTTTGCTAATTTTTTAGCGTTAAGTTAAATTTCGCTAAAAATTCACTAATGCTTGGGTGATCTATGTTGCCTTTTGTAAATTTCCCCTGCAGATCTTTAGGTATAAACCAACCCGTTGGGATAACCCTGTGGAATTTTACATCGGGGAAGTCCTGCACACAACGTTTTGTTTGATTGAGCCAGTTTCCATGGAATGTGGCCATTTCGTTACTTTTTTTATAGTTTCTTGTGTCCTTGAAGATATTGTTGAACCTATGGCCTTGATTCTTTCCTGATTGTGCATGTCCTTGGTAGTCAAAACCAAGTATGTAAATTTCTTTGAACCCTTGTTCAAGTGCAAATCTTAAAGCTGTTGGTCCGCTTGACCAACCTAGGCTTGGCTTAAACCAATTTACGTGATCAAGTATTTTTTGATTCTTTCCATAGTGAGCGTTGTAGTTTGACCAAACTTTGTTATGGATCATATAATCAGTTTCAGCGATCTCGTTGATCATTTTTGGATCAACTGCTATTAGATAGTGTGGACGATGTGTTCTATACACACCATTACATGCAAACACAGTGCCTTTTTCCTTAAGGTCGTCGATATCGATGCCCCTACGTGATTCACCGTTGCCTAGTACGAATGCTATTGATGACATTATAACTCTAAGTTATCGCCTTGTGCAGGTTGTCCGTACATCTTTTGGACAAATTGTGCTTCTTCCTTTTGCTGTGCATCGTGCGCCTCTGATGCCATTCTCATAGAGTTGATCTGTTTGAGTGTTAGTCGTGTTTTCCTTGTATCTTCTGAATCTAAAATTGAAATATCATGTTCTGGCTCATAGGTTTTGTCCTGTTGGAAGCCATCTGCACCATATGTAAAGAATTCATTAAGTTTCATATCCGTATTTAATCCTTATACCTGTCCGCCGCCACCTGTGCCGCCTGGTGTTTGACCGCCTCCTGGTGTCTGTCCAGGTTGTCCTGGTTGTGGAGAGCCCGGCTCTGGTGATTGTGGATCAGCTGTTGGATCCTCGAACTGATCTAGATCACTTGATATTCCTGCCTGTGTGATTCCTCCTGAACGTAGTTGGGTGTTTTTAGTCTGTTTTCTCTGCGGAATATTGTTTTCTTCTGCCCAAAGGTCAGCATTTCTCGCCATTTCCTCTTCTGTTAGTCCGAGATATCTCTTCAGTGCAAACCTTTTGCTCATGTAAGGAAGTTCTGCCACCGCTGTAAATGTGTTAACTCTGGCTTGGTCCATTTCTGTCTGTCTGTACTGGGCAAAGTTCTGTGGTGGATTCAATTTCAGCTCAAACATGGTGTTGTCTATGTTGTAGCCTTTAGTTTTAATCCATAATTTGAATTCTTCGTCAAAAGTTTCAGCCAACATCGATTGTAGTCTGGCACAGTACTTGTTGAACCTAAGTTCTTGTATGTAGGCAGTTCCTACCCTACCATCATTGTACTGTTGTTGTCCATCTTCAGCGCCAGTTGGCAAATAAGAACTTGGTATCCTTAGTCCTCTGAACAGTTTATTTGTGAAGAATCTTAAGTCATCTATCTCTCCAAGGTTTGTACCTCCTGGTAGTGTGTCGACTTTAGATCCTCTACCTTCTGCTGTCTGTGGGAAGAAGTAGTCCTCATTGATTGACATTGGATTGTATGTGGCATCTATGAAGTTTGCTCCACCTGATGCACTAGGAATCCTTCTTTGGTTAATTTCATTTTTAACTCTTTCTACAAACTGCATCGCCAAGTGTGTTGGCATGTTACCCACGTCTATGTAGAACACTCTTCTCTCAGGTGCTCTCTGTACCCTGTAGATGATAATGGCATCTTCCAATAATTCTTTTTGTTTGTAAACTTTGAATACCTGTTCTAACACCGATTGTCCAAACGGAAATAAGTTGTCTAAGCCATCTGACATCGACATGTGAATAACATGTTCAGCGTTGATATTGTATGCATTCATTGTCTTGTAGAATCTTCCGCCTGTTGTTGCACCAGCAAATCCTGATAAGCTGTTTGTGGCACCGGCGTTTGCGTAACTTGAACCATAGGCCGCTGTTCCACCACCTGTAGTTCCGCCACCACCATAAGTTTGGTTAGGCGTAATTTGTGTTGCACTCAATCTCTGTAAGTTTGGATTAATGTCTCTGATTACATACTGTTCAGGTTTTTTGCCTTCAGACTCGTTAACAACGATTCTATCTACTTTTGCATTGTCCACATACAACCATTTTTGTGTCTCTGGGTCTCTCACAAAGAAACAGTCTCCGTATTTCAATGCATTCCTGAATATCCTGAAAATTCTCTTGTTAAACTTATTGGATTTAGTCCACTGTTGTAATGCTTTTTTAAGAAGCTTTACTTCGTGTTCTGTTGTCTCATCTTTGAACACAAGATCAAATGGAGTTTCATTCTCTGTGTTTTTCTGTGTTGAAAATTCTGCAAGTATATCTAGTGCCGCATTGATCTCCGAGTCTGAGTCCATTTGGTCATATTGAAAGTATCTCTGAATCCTGTTTGGGTGTCCTGTGTAAACGTCTGGCAAGTAAGAACTGTAATTCCTCTTTGCAAAGTTAGGTACCTTTTCGCCACTGATGGGCGACATGTTTGCGTCTTTAAAATATTTTTTCCAAGCCATGCTTTATACTACAATCTTTTTATACATTAAGCAACCTAAACTATACCAATTTGGCTGGGATCCTTACGAGCTGTTCTCTCAACCGCTTTTAAGGCCCTAGATTCGACTGCGACAAGTGTATTTACACCGTTTACCATACTTGTTAGGGTCTTGTTGGCGTTGTTCAATTCTGTGACCATCGATGACATTTTCATTTCTAAAGCTTCTGTATCAAAAGTTTCTTTAAGATCTCGATTGGCCGTTACAGTTCCAGTAGTACCCGAAGTTATCATCTCTGGTCCAGACTCTCCCACAAGAAAAGTTTTTCCAGCATCCATAGTACCACCAAACTCCATGGCGCCTGATGCCTTAACTAGTCCATAAAGTCCTCCTAGCACTGCTCCAACAGTTGTACCCACACCAGGAATTACTGATCCCAGTAAAGCACCTGATGCCGCGGATCCTGCCACCCCTGCAAATTTTTCTAAACCTGTTTCTCCACTTGCGGCCATTCCTCCAGATAATGCAAGTCCGGCCGCTCCAATGCCTCCAAGACCTACCTTGCCTAAAAAGCCTCCCGCACCTCTGATGGCTCCGCCTGGTCCAAAACCTTGTGTGATGCTTCCTATTGTTTTTCCGAGACCTTGCGTTCCTATACTAGTACCTGCGGCAATAATTCCTATCTGTGCGGCCTTGTTGAACAGGAACTTGCCCCCTAACGCTCCGACAAACAATGTTGCAGTAAGATAAGGTGCCTTGGCCAGTGCCTGTGCTATACCTCCTGCACCTCCAAAGATGCCTTGAATTCCACCAATTAGTCCTCCGAGTGCAGGTCCAAAAGCCTGTAGTAATCCTGTTTCAATCTGTTGGAACTGGCTGGATAGGACCTTAGATGCTTGTTCGAAAGTTGTAAGATTGCTAACAAGACTTGTGGCTGAAGCATTTTGTTCATCTAGCACCGCACCTGTGTCTGTGATTCTTCTTCCTAAATTAATAATACCACCTTGTAGTGCCAAGAACTCAACCTGTCCTGTTACTGTTGCCTGTCTAAATTTATCTATACTTCCAGCACTGAGGTCTCTGATCTGTACAAGTGCTTGTTCGCTCGAAACAACTCCGGATATAAGATCATTGACTACGTCTCTGGCACCCGGAATGTTTTGGACAAGTGCTAAAGCAGATTCAGTTACTGGAACTCCTGCGTTTGCAATCAAGTCTTGGAAGCCTTCTGCCAACTCTGGACTAATTCCTGCCACTGTTCCTGCGAATGCCTGTAGTCTTTGACGTGTCTCGTCTGTCTGTCCTTGCAGTGCCGCCTGGAATCTTTCGTTACTCTGTTGCTGTTCTATCTGTGCTCGTAGTTCATCTCTCTGTTGACCTGTCAGTTTTGCCAACCTATCTAATTGTTCGGCGAAATTAATTGCACTGTCTCTTCGCTGTGTGTCTGTCAACGTATTCAGTATGCCGGTCCTTCTCTGTGAATCTAAGTTCAACAACAAAGTTTCATTTATTTCATCAACTGTAAGTCCTAGTGGAGCTAATCTTTCTATGCCGACCTCTCTTGTAATGGCTCCCAACCTTGCTATGGCCTGTGCACCTTGCGTAGTAGATCCGAACAGAGCCGCCAAATTCTGTGAATTGCTGGCAACCAATGAAGCAAAGTCATCGAGTGGCAGTGCCGCCTCCGCCGCCGCAGTCCTCAACTGTACAATAGACTGTCCAAAGTTTGCGCCTGTTTGAGAAAGTTGCCTAAAAGTCTCTACGTTGACATCTAACCTATTGCCCAGTGTCTGTAGGCCCAACACATTGTCAGTGAATGCACTGATGCTACCCTCACCTCTGAACGCCGCCTGGCCAAGCCCTACGAAACTGTTGCCAACTCTCTCCAGGATGTCCACCATGTCCGCATTTGCCTTGGACAAGTTTTCCTGTGACTTTATTGCCTCGTCGATTGTTTTGACCTGTTCCTGGTCATTTTTAAGGAGCTCTTTGGATACCTTTAGTTGCTGTATTAGTATGTCACGCTCTTTGGTGGTTAATGGTAATTTCTTCTGCAGGGCTTCTAATTCTTTTTGGGCAAGTTGCCTCTTTTTTGCCTGATCACGTGAAGGATTCAGTTTCTGCAGTTCTTCCAGCAGTTTTTTTATCAGTTCTTGATCGTCCATACGATGTTTTTTCAGCCCTTTTTATACGCATATAAATATAGACATCTATACGCTTTTAGTGTATATTTATAGAATAAAAAAATGACAGAAAACGCAAACCCATTAAACAAGTATTTTAGACATCCTGCGATTTATGTGTCGTTGCCATCAGGCACAAACTATCCTCCACATGTAATCACGCCCTCACAGACCGGAGAGCTGGGAGTGATGCCGATGACAGCCAAGGATGAGATACGTTTCAAGACTCCAGATGCACTTATGAATGGACAGGGGGTGGTGGACGTGATACAGAGCTGTGTGCCCGAAATAAAAGACGCATGGCAGATCAAGAGCTACGACCTGGACACCATATTGATTGCAATCAGGA